AAGCGCGACGGTGCCGTCACCCTCTCTGATCTACGAGGCCTGGGCTGGTCCACCGCGGACGTCGTTTCGTTCATCGGGGCGTCGCTTGGCGTGCCCGGGGCGCGTTGCGCCTCCGACATTGCGGACGCCCTGGGGATTTCAGGATTGCGTGCCTTGCCGACCGAACCGTGGGTCGTCACGCCGCCCAGTTCCTGAGGTTTTGCTTCGTGTGCCCTGCCGGGCCGGGCTGCTGTGCCTGCTGGGCCGGGCTGCCGTGCCGGGCTGCCGTGCCGGGCTGCTTGTTGTGCCCGTGGGCGGCGGCCCGCCCGCGAGCTTCGCTCGGCGCGTCGGCTCGTTGTCCGGCCAGGCCCCGCCACCGCCCACGCGCACCGCAGTCTCTCCCTGTATCTCGTGTACGCCCGGTCCCTCCGGTACCCTCCACACCTGCCTCACCAATCTCGCATGCAATTCCCCCGCGACTATTTCGGAATTTGAATTGTATTCGTTGGTATTTCAACGTTTCTGAGTGTCGTCGATGGGGCGGTCCGATCGAATTACGTGCGAGTTAGATACCTACTGGTGGCGCAGCTGGAGCCCGCAAGCCAAGTGTGCGGTTGTCTGAAACCGGCGTCGCCTTTGCTTGCTCGTGCCCGTGTGGGGTTGAAACCCTTGTCACCTTTGCTCACGCAGGCCGAGCCTCAGATGAAACCGTCATCGCCTTTGCGGGTGAGAAATGGGCGTTTTTGGTGCGTTTTTCGGTTGCAGAGGTGTCACCGGTTTCATCGGTTGCTGTTCAGGGGCGAGCAGTGGTGATGGCGGTTTCATGCTGGCCTGCATCGGCGGCTGCAGAGGTGTCATTGGTTTCAATGTCGCCACGTGGCTGTGTCCTGTGCGCGAACAAGTTCGCCTAGCGCACGAAAAACGACCCAAATCGGCGTCTTATGGTGTGCTGGGGGCGGGGCGGAAGGAACCGTGCCGGGCGAGTTCTGTCGCGCCACCAGTCACGCACGCCCACTGCCGGGCGACCTTCATCTCGGATCGAACAGGAAACCGACTTGCCGGGCCCGCCACAAGCGGATGGGCATGAAAAAGCACTCCCGAAGGAGTGCTAGGTAGAAATGCAGAACCCCCACCGGTGGATCGCACCGAGGGGGGCCGCTGCGCGCCCGAAGGGACTCGAACCCCCAACCTTCTGGTTAGTAGCCGGTCAGGATAACGCAGACGAGATGCACGACACGCCGCGTAATGTGGCGAAACTCATTGATGCTGGGTTTGGGTACGGACCTCATGCAGCATAGTTGCCGTGAAACGGTACTGGATTCCCGATGCCTGGGTTGAGGCGATTGAAGAGTGGGCGCTAGCGCTGCGCGCGGCTGGGCGGTCTCCGGCGTCGATTGAGACGCGCACGGAGCACATGCGGCGTTTTGCGAGGCAGACGGGCGCGGCGACGCCGGGTGCCGTGAGCGCGGGGCAGATTACCGCGTGGGCGGGGGGCCAGGAGTGGGCGCGAGAGACGAGGAGGTCTCATTACGCATCTTTGCGCGCGTTTTACTCATGGGCGCTGGATACTCAATTGGTCAACGAAAACCCGGCTGCGACACTGCCAGCCGTTAAGCCGGGGCCAGCGGTCCCGCGCCCTGCTACTGATCGCACGTACAGGGAGGCGCTGACGGCGGCGGATGGGCGCGGTCATGTGATCCTGCGCCTGGCAGGCGAGGCAGGGCTGCGACGGGGCGAGATTGCCCGCGTGCGACGGCGGGACCTTATCGATGACCTCGGCGGCGTGACGCTTGTCGTTCACGGCAAGGGGGATAGGACGCGGTTCGTTCCCCTTTCCCCGTCGCTCGGACGCGAGGTTATGCAGCGGATCGGCGGGGGTGACTGGCTGCTGCCTTCTCCGAGCGGCGGACACATGACGGCGAGGCATGTGGGGAAGCTCGGTTCTCGATGCCTGCCCGAGGGGGTGACCTTACACCAGCTGCGGCATAGGTTTGCGACGGTCGTTAATCGCCAGACGCGGGACCTCCTGAGTGTCCAGCGCCTTCTCGGGCACGCCAGTGTCGCGACGACTCAGCGTTACGTCGCCGTCGATGACGGAGTACTGCGGGCTGCGGCGTTGACCGCAGCAGTTTAGTCGCCGCTAACGATCCGCACGTCTCTGCCAGTTTCCAGGGCCAGGAGCGCGGCGACGCGGCCGACCGTTGATCTGTGCGTGTTAATCGGGAGGCGGCGAGCCCAATGGGGCTCTTTGCGCAGGTAGGCATCTTCGTCGGTGTAGGCGGTGAAGGTGAGGCGTGGGGAGGCGACGAGGCGTTCCTCGTCGTCGGCGATTGCGTAGAGCGCGCCGATGAGGTCGGCTTGAGCTTCTTCGAGAGCTTCGATGATGAAACGGATAGAGTCGGCGTCTCGTGGAGTGCGTTCGCCGGTTTCCCAGCGCGAGACAACCACCTGCGACGTGCGTAGGAGTACTGCGAGCTGGCTCTGTGAGACGGCGAGGGCTTCGCGGCGGGCTTTGAGCTCGATACCGTGCATGATATGGCCTTTCGTGGAGATGGGGCCGCCCCCGCCTGGTGGGCGGGGGCGGGTTTGTTAGGCGTTGAGGGCTTCGGCGATTGCCTCTTGAATCTTCACCCATCCTGGCGTCCAGGAGAGGGTGGTCTCGGCGAGAACCTTGTCGGTTTCAAACTCCTTGACCCTCACTTTCCAGGCCCCTTTTTCCACGCGCGTGAGGGCGGCGCGGGCGGCATCATATTCGGGGTAGTCCTTGACCCAAATGCTGACGCTGTAGGACTTTTCGAAGGATCCTTTGAGGCTGCGAACGGTGATCATGTTCGGGGTGATGGCGGTCATTGGTCTATCCCTTCTGGGTTTCAGGCTTGCCCTTGTGGCGTCCTGATGGTTATAAGTATATAACCATTTGTGTAAGGATATCAACCAATCCAACGAGATACGCGCCACAGTTTATTCGCGCCAGCTTTAGCGACTCTCAAGACGGCGGATGCGCTTGTCGTAGTCGGCGTGCTCACGATCTCGCGTAGACCTGAGATCACCGATCTCGTGGCCCATCCCCTTGACCTCGCGGGCGAGGCCTTCGACGGCATGGCGGGCGATCAGCATGTCGGCGCTGGCCTTCGTTTGCTCAGTCTCGATCCGATGGATGGCGTCGCCGTGGGCGTCGAGGGCTTCCTCGATACGGGCGGCGGCGTCTGAGATGGATGAGCCGTGGTTGGGGCTGACGCGGGCGTGGATGCGGCGGGTTTGGATGAGGGTGGCGGCGCTGGTGATGAGGGCGGCTGCGCCGCCGAGGCCACCGAGTGCGGTGATGACCTCGGCGGCGACGCTCACGAGTCGCCTCCGGTGGGTGTGTGGGCGAGCGCGGTGGTCGTGGCGAGGACGGAGGCGGCGAGTGCGAGCCAGAGGGGCGCGGTTGCGGCCTCGATGATTCCGTAGACCACGAGGAGCGGGACGGCGGCGGTAATGATGCCGTAAAGCCAACGGCGCACATCCGGGGTGAGCCAGGCGAGCGGCTGAGGCGTAAGGGCGTGCTTCGGGTCGCTCACTTGTCGCCACCGTCCTTGCTGATGGCGGCGAGGACCTGTGCGGTCGCCTGGTCGATGTCTACGCGGGTTTCGGCGGCGGCGTTTGCGGCGACGCGGTTGTGGCGTTCCCAGGCTTCGCGGATGAGCATTTCAGCGTGATGGGCCGGGACCTCGGTCATGGGCAACACGTCGTTGTAGACCTGCGCTCCCACGCGGTCGAGGGCGTAAGCGCCTGCGGTTTCAGTGATGAGGGCGTAGCCCTTGATGCCGTACACGGAGTTGTAGGAGATGGCGAACATGCGGGGGGTTCCTTTCGGGGTGGTTGTGATGGTTTCGGCCCCGGCGGGCGGGGTGAAAGCGGGCGGGCGAAGGACGTGCGTCCACGATCCGGCCAGCGTGTAGGGGTGGGACGAGAACGGGACGACGCGGGTTTCGCCGCCGGTGTCGTCGCCTTCGCCGTCGCCTTCGGCGCTGCCCATGATGTCGCCGCGTCCGTCAATCCAGGCTTCGGCGACGCGGTTGTCGCCAATGTAGGCGGCGACGTGTCCGACGCCGCCGGATGCGGCTTCGGACAGGAGCACGTCGCCGGTGTAGAGGTTGGCGGCGAGGCCAGCGGTGGCGGCGTAGGGGATGACGGTCCATCCGGCGGCCTCGAAGGCGGGGCGCATGTCGCCGGTGTAGGTGGCGGCCCCGGTGGGGTATCCGGCTTGCTTGGCGGCTTCGATGACGAGGCTTGAGCAATCGGCCTCGAAGGTGAAGTAACCGCCGGGCACGCCGCGCGTGCGTTGCACGTCGAGGCGATTGGGCTGGGAGTATCCCCCGTCGGCTTCGGCGCACATCCAGTACAGGCGGCGCGCGAACTCTTGTACGCTCATTTAGGGTGGTCCTTTCTCAGAGTGCGATAGCAAGCCACATGATTTGAGCGAAGGCGGACGCGCCGGATGTGTTATTGTGCACCATCCAAGTGAATCCGTCGGTCGTGATGTCCCATGCGGCCGCATTCAGGTGCTGGTCCTGAGACTGCATAAAGACCATGGGGGGCTTGCTGAATCGCTTGGCGAATGGAACCTTGTAGGCGTTGGTCGCTTCGCCGGGCGAGAGCGCGTTAACCGCTACCTGTCCAACCTGGAAGGCGGTGGCGAGCCGGTCGGTGGCTACTTTCAGTTCGGCAAAATTTGCGTTCACGTCCTCTGCGCGGGCGATTTCGCCGGGCACAAACGTTTTCATGATGCGGTTCCTTACTGCTTGTTGTTGGTCAGGGTGAGGGTTGTTTTCCAGGTTGTCGGCGTGATGGTGTGGGCAACTTGGGTGATGAGTGCGGGTGCATCTTCGCCGCGCCATTTGACGGCGACGGCGGTCATGGGGTCGAGGGTGGCGGCGGCGGCCATGTGGGCGGCGCGGTCGGTGGGACCGGCGTCGTGTGCGGCGACGAGGGAGACCGACGACGGCATGGGGTCGGCCGTGGTCGTGGCGAGGTAGCGGCGTGCGACGGTTTCCACGTCGCGGGCTGGGAGGGTCGTGTCAATCTGGACGGCGGACCCGCCCCATGCGTTCGCGGCGGTGGGGTCGGTGACGGTCGTGTCGGCGTCGTCGGCTTCCCACTCGCTTCGTTCGGCGTCATACTTCGCCCCGTGGTTGGCTAGGGTCACGTGCGCGATCGTGTCGGCGGCTGACCATGCGACGTTTAGGTCGGTGTAGGACCAGGTGCGCGCGCTAAGGTTGCTTGCGTCGGCGTCGGTGAGGGTGAGCGTGGGCGTGCGGGGGCAGCGCACGCGGATGGACACGGTACCGTCGCGCTCGATTGTCCACGATCCGAGGACTGAGGCCATGAGTGCGTCGAGGTGGCGGGCTAGGCTCGTTTCCCAGACGACGGGGGCCATGGTCTGTGTTGCCTGGTCGTGCACCTGGTAGGTGAGTTCCGGCGCGGACTTGATGAGTCTGTCGAGGCGCGCCGCCCACGATTCGGAGCCGTCGCCGCCGTCGGCTTTCGCTCCATACCGGGTGATGGCGGCCAGGCGTGCGACGTTATCGGATGCGGTGAGGCTGACCTCGTAGTCGATGCGAGAGCCGGGTTTGTGTGGGGTGATGGTGAGGTCGGTGATGACGCCGGTAAACACGAGTGAGCGTGTTGGCCAGTGAATAAGACGGATCGGGGTTCCGTGGTGCAAGCCGGTGGCGCGCGGGCTTAGCGCGTTGATGGCGCGGGCGGTTAGGGTGCCGACGGCGGCGGCCATGGCGGGGCCGTTCGTCGTGACGCCGCGCGTGACGGCGATGTCGGTGCACGGGCCGGTAATGTCCTGCCACTGGGAGACGTTCGTTTCGCCAACGTTCCATGCGCGTGTATCCCATGGTGTCGAGTCCCACACCATTGCCCACGGCTTTGCGACGCCGCGCGTCCATGAGGCGAGGTTCCACCGCTCGTTATTCCACCTGAGTCCGAAGAATCCGGGTAGCGGATAGAAGGCCTGGAGACTGAGCACGTCGCACGGGCGCGGGTTGTCCGTGAGGGGAGTTTCGTCGGTGATGCTCAGTTCTTCCACGACGCCGGTGGGGATGCCGGTCACCTCGATAATGAGGCTGGTCCCGAGTGTCGTGGTGCGCACGTGGTGCGTGTAGTCGGTGGCGCGCGGGAAGCGCTTGGCGTCGTCCCCTAGGCGGATGACGACGTATTGGCCCGCCTGGGTGGTGCTGATGCGGATTCGCGCGGTAATCACGTGATAGGGGCGCAGATTGTCCACGATGATGCGTAGGAAGGATGAGCCGGGGGCGAGCGTAAAGCGGGTGTGCCCGGCGGGCATGGCCTCGGTGCGCGCGCCTTCCCAGGTGGACGGCGGCGGCGGGGGCAGGGTCACCATGAGTGAGTTTCCTCCCTTCGGGTTAGCGGCCAGCGCCGTTTAGGCGCGTGTACTGGTCGATAGACTGCGCGATGACGCGGCCCGCGTCGATGGACGGGTGAAGCATATGGGCATTGACGGTGATGGTGACGCCGCCGCCCCGGCGTAGCCCGGCGATGCCGTTCACGTCTGGGAGGGCGAGAGCGCCGGGGTCGGTGTCTGCCACCATGCCGGTCAGGGACCCGAGGGAGTGGCGCACGGCCCCGTACCTGGATTCGAGGCCACGGATAAAACCGTCGATGACGAGGCGACCAGCCGGGGTGAGGAGCACCGCGTCATAGTCGGCCGGGCCTTTCCATGATGTGAGGCTTGCGGTGAGCGATCCGAGGGTGGAGCGGACAGACCCGATCATGCTGGTGATGCCGTTGATAAAACCTTGAATGAGGGACTTTCCGGCCCCGATGAGGGTTCCACCGAGGTTACCCAGGGCGCTGAGGGCGCGGGACGGGAGGGAGGATACGTAGGATACGGCGGTCGAGACGCCGGATGAGATGGCGGACGTGATGCCATTCCACGCGCCGGAAACGCTGGAGCTGATAGACGCCCACACGCCGGAGAACACGCCGGAGATCACGCCCATGGCGGCCGTGATATAGCCCTTGACATATGTCAGAGCGCCGGAGATAACGCCCTTGATTCCTTCCCACACGCTCGAAAAGATGGTCTTGATGCCATCCCACACGCCTTGCCAGTCACCGGAGAGGGCAGATGTCCAGACCTGGATGATTCCTGAGATCACACCGATGACGGTGGAGATGACGCTGGAGATCACCTGCCAGACGCCAGAGACAACGGCGGAGATGCCTTGCCAGATGGTGTCCCAGTTGGCGGCGACGCCGGTAAAGATGTTGACGATGAGGTCGGCCACGGGTTGCCCGTAGGTCGCCCACGCCTCTTGCAGCTTCGGCCATACCGCGTTCCATGCGTCCACGATGGCGGACCACGCGGCTTGCAGCTTCGGGACGACGTTCGTGGTGAACCATTCGACGACGACGGCCGCCGCCGCCTTGATCTGTTCCCACGTCGCGTTGACTGCGTTACGGAACGCCTCGTTATTCTGATAGAGGGCCACGAAGATGGCGACGAGGGCGGCGATGGCGGCAACGACAAGGAAAATGGGGTTAGCGGCCATCGTCGCGTTCAGTGCTGCCCACGCGACCTTTGCGGCTTCGATGATGGCTTTGATCTTGGCGAAGGCCTGGAAGCCAGCCACAAACGTACCGATGACGCCGGCGGCGGCCCCGATGGCGGGCCCAAAACGCTCGAAGAATGAGAGGAAGGCCTGGAGGACAGGCGGTGCCGTGGTCGATATCCAGGCAATGAACGCCTGGAGGCGCGGCATCACTTGGTTCTGGAACACCTCGGCAACGGCCTTCACCTTCGGGACGACGTTCGCGGTGAACTGGTCGGCGAAGGTCTTGAGGGCGGGCACGGCCACGTCGCGCGCCCACGTTGACAGTTGGTCCATCGCGGGGACGAGGTGTTCGATGGCGGCGGACGCGAGCGCCGTCACGGCCGGCAGGACGAGACTACCGGCCTTCGCAGCGAAGTCCCCTAGGTGGGCCTTGAGGACCTGGATTTGGTGTGAGAGCGTGTCGCTCTCACGTGCGAACGCGCCGTGGGCGTCGGCCGTTTGTTCCATGATGAGCGCGAGCGTCGCGGCTTGCTGCGCTTCGTTATCGAAGGACCCGCCTACCTTGGTAAAGCCCAATTCGGCGGCCTTGGCGTCAATTGACGCTTGCTTGAGGGACACGCCGTACCGCTCGATAGGGTCACGTTCGCCCTTGAGGGCGGACGAGAGCGCGCCAACGGCGTCGGCCGTGGTGCCACCAAATTGCGCGGCGAGGTCAGCGGCCACGCCAATGAGGTCGTTCGTCTTTCCGGCGAGCTGGTCGATGCTCGTCCCACCGTTTTTGAGCTGAGCACCAAGCAACGTGCCCAACTCTTGATACTCGTTCTTGGTGAGTCCGACCGACGATGCGGCCGTATCCGCAAACGCTTTCATCTGGTCGGCGGACGACTTAAAGACCGCTTCGATAGCGCCCGTGGACTGTTCCAAGTCGGCGGCGGCGCTCACGGCCTTTGCCCCGGCGACGCCAATGGCGGCGGCCCCGGCGGCGGCGACCGTGGCGAGCGTCGTCACGGCGGTTTTGCCCGCTTCGGCCAGTCCAGATAGGCCGGTTTCCTTCGCTAATCCCTTGAAGGCGCGCGAAAACTTCTTCGTGTCGGCGACTACCGAGACTTTGACGACGTGACCGGCCACTGCCTAGCCTTTCTGTGCGTGAGCGCGTTCGTTGAGTAGGTCGAGGATGGCGTGAGCGTCCTCTAAGGTGAGTTTTTCGCGCGCGTCCCACGGTGGTATGCCCGCGTCTACGGCGAGGATGGCCAGGACGGGCCCGAGGGACGACGCGCCGGTCATTCCCCCGCCGGGGCGTCGGTGGCTGCACCGCCCACGAGGCGGGTGGCCTCGTCCATGGTGAGGTCGGTGGCGGCCGTGTAGGCGTCGTCGCGGGTCTGGTAGCCGCCGCGTCGGTAGAGCATGATGGCGCACATGGCGATCATGGGTGCGGCGAGAGCGCCGCCCGCTTCGGGGTCAAATGAGGTGATGGGCTGACCTGTCTTGCGCTCGTAGTAGTCGAGGTCGCCGAGGGTCATGGCGTTCATGTTCATTGTGGTTTGTCCTTACCAGTCGTTTTTGTCTAGTAGCTCTTTGATGCCTTCGCCGATTCCGGCGAAGGTGCGCGGTCTCATGGCCTCTTCGGCCTGGGAAAGCCAGCGGGGGCCGGATGAGCCGTCACGTCCCCAGTGGTTGACGCCCGCGTAGGGAAGGCGCTTAGCGGAGCCGACGCGGACCATGACTTTGCGCTTGGAGCGTGACGGCTTGATGCCAGATGCGAGGCGGCCGGTCTCGTGGGGTGCGAGGGTCTTGGCGAGGGCGGCGATGGGGGTTGCGAGCCGGTAGGTGAGTTCCTTGAGGTCCTCGGCGGCCACGCCCACGCGCTCGGCGTCGCGTAGTAGGCGCTTGATGCCCTGAATTTCTACACTGCCACCGTCGAGGTGGACGTGACCGTCGAGGATGCCAGCCACGGGTTAGGCATCTTCCATGTTGCCGGTGCCCAGCGTCGAGGTTGCGGTGAGCTTTTCCGGCTCGCCTTCGCACGTCCACTCGAACTCGAACGTACTGCCCTTTTCGTCGCCTGCCTCGGATGAGATGGACGGCTTGGTGCCGATCTTGACGCGGACCTTGAAGTGGGGTTGCTTGGGGGTGGCGGTCTTGTTGCCGAACGGAGCGACGAGAACGTCCACGGTGCGACCGGCTTGCTGCCAGATCATTTCCCAGAATGAGCCGGGGTCAAAACTGACGATGGCTTTGCCCTTGAGCTTCCAGGACGCGGACGAGCCACCGAGGGCGTCGGCGAAGGTGACTACGTCCTTGTCGCTCGTTTCGGGCGAGAGGTCATAGGACGAGAGGTCGGACCAATAGTCCTTTCCGGCGATGGAAAAGCCAAGGCGGTTGCCAAGGATGCGGGTGTTGCGGGTGACGGTCATTGCGGGTTCCTTCCGAGTGTGTAGGTGAGGGTGGTGGTGATGGGGGCGGCGAGGTAGGCTTGCCCGTCGGCGCTCTTGATGCTCGTGTAGGCGTCGATGGCTGCGACGGTTCCGGCGCGGATGAGTGCGACGGCGATGGTGTCCACGGCTTCGTCGAGTCGCTCGATGGCGAGCGCGTTGGTCGTGGGGGCCACGGCCACCGTGAGACTCATCCGCACGCTCACGGCGTTATAGGTCGTGTCGTCGGTGGTGAGGAGTGGGGACGCCTCGGTAATGACGATGCACGGCGGCGCGAGCCGTTCCGGGACGTTGGTCACGACAGGGAGGTCGGTGGCCTCTCGGAGGATGGCGGCGAGGTCGGCGCGAGCCGACGCGATGGGTCCAGATTCGGGGGTCATGAGATTGCGAGCGGGAGATAGGGGGCGATGAGGGGCCGCGCGGCGACGAGGGCGTCGCGGGCAACGCGGATAGCAGTCGCGCCGTCCAGGCCGTCGGCAAAGCTCTTGATGCCGTTGGGAGCGCTGCGACGGTGATACAGTTCGGCGGCGACTTCCATGACGGCTCGGTCGTGCACGTCTTGCGGGATCGTGACGCTGCCGACCTGGCTACCCACGAGCGCCGTGGCCTCGTCCACGCATGAACGGAGGTAGTCGTCAATGGGTACGTCGCCCACGTAGGCGGATACGCGGGTAGGCAGGTCGGCGGCCACGGTCAGGCCCCGATCTTGAGGGGGACGAGGCCGGTGGGGATTTCGGCGGCCACTGCCCCGTAGCGGTACACGCTGAACTGTCGAGACAGGTTGATGATGTTCTCATCCTGGAGCTGGACGAGGGGCGTCTCGTAGGTGCGCATTGCGTCGCGGTTGTAGAAAGCACCCACAATGCCGGTGCCAAGCTGTCCGGGCGTCGCGCGAAGGTTGCAGGTAACGGGAACGTCGAGGATGACGCCGGTCAGAGCCTTCGCGTCCACGGTGCCGATGGTGTTGGCGGGGTTTTCGGCGGCGCGCATCAGCGGGCGGCCGTCGGTGCCGGTCAAGCCCGAAAGCGCCTTGAAGGTTGCCTTGTCCACGACGAGGCCGTCCAGGCTGAGGCCAAGGTCGGCATACTTGGCGGCGGCGTCGATAAACAGACCGCTAATGTCCGACCAGTTAAGCGCGTTGGCGGCCTTGGTAACGGCAAGCTTGCTGGCGTCCTGGGTCTTGACGGTTTCCGCGAACTGGGTGGCGAAGTACGCGGCGGACGCCTGGCCAGCGGCGATAGCCATACCTCGGAGGGAGATGTCGAGGAGGTTCACGCGCGCGCGCTTGATGGCGGTGAGGGTTAGCTCGGTGTAGCCGCCAAACGTCTTGATGGGGGCCTTGCGCGCGGACGTTGAGATTTTGCCCATGGTCAAGTCGTCGCCTTCGTTGGCGATCTGTGCCACCTGGAGCGTGTTGGTGGCAAGCTCGGTGAATTCCAATTCGAGGCCATCGTCAGGAAGGGAATCGGTCGAGAACAGGTGCGCGAGGACGTTGGGCTTGTCCACGAGGCGCGTGAGGTCCTTCATCCACACGGGCGTCGTCATGGTGGCGTCTGCGCTGGACGTGGTACCGGCGAACGCGCGGGTCTGGAAGTCGGCGAGCGCGGCGCGGTAGGACTCGTCGCTAATCAGGTCCTTGAGGGCCTGGCCAGGGGTGCGCGTGTCGACGGCGCGGATGGCGGGGGTCAGGTCGGCGAGGGCGGCGCGCTGTTCCATCGCGGTCAGGTCGGCGCGAAGGTCGTCCAGGTCGGCGGCGAGCGCGTACTCGGTCGTGTCGGTCATGGTGGGGGTGTTCCTTTCGGGGGTGGCGGTCGGCTGGGTGCGGACCTCGGTAATGGCGGCGGTCTGGTAGGCGGGGAATGGGACGAGGCTGACCTCTCGGAGTGCAAGGCTCGTGATGGTGGTGTGGGTGCCCCTCTCGTCCTCTGTGCGCTCGTAGGTGAGCGGGGCGAAGCCGATGGATAGTCGGTCGATGACGCCATCGCGGACGAGCTGGTAGGCGTCGCGCGCGGTCTGGGTATCGGAGAATCGGGCTTCAATCTCGATGCCCTCGTCCGTTTCGGTGGCGGCGGTGATGAGTCCGATGGGTTCGTCGTGGCGGTACACGAGTTTGAGGCTCGTGTCAGATTCGGCGCGGGGGGCGAGCGCGCCTGGCGCGATGGTCTCAAAATAGCCATCGAACAATTCGATTTCTGTTCCGTAGGGGACGGCGAGGCCTCTCACGGTGCGCGGCGCGTCGTCGGCTTCGGGGGTGGGGGCGATCTTGAAGTCTCGGGTCTGGAGGTCAGTCATTGGCGGGGTCCTTTGGGGGGGCGGCGGTGGGGTCGGTGATGCCTTCGATGCGGCGGGCATAGGCGGCGTTGTAGATGCCCGCTTCGATGGCGGTTTTGTGGGTGGCCATGCGGGCGGCCGGGTTGGCTCGGAGGAGCGCGTCGAGGTTGAATCGCACGACGGTTCCGCGCGGGAGAATCGCGGTGAGGGTGTCCTCGATTTCTCGCAGGTACGCCATCAGGGTCCAGCGGATGAAGTCGGTGGCGGCGTCGGTGACGTTCTGGTAGGTCATGCTGGAGCCGTTGACGGCGGCTAGGAGCATGTGGGCAGGGATTCCGAACATGCGTCCGACTGAGAGCACGTCAAACGCGCGGGATTCGAGGAACTGAACCTCAGACGGGGTGAGGTGTAGGGGCGAGTATCGGAGGCCCGCGCCGATGACGGCGACGCCGCCGCCCTGGCTATTCGAGTCGTTCCATGCCTTTTTTGCGTCGGCGGCTTGCTGGGAGGTGATGGCCTGGTCGGTGGACAGGATGCCGGTCGGCACGCCCCCGGCGTGGGTCCACTGGGATGCGTAGGCGGCCATGTCGGCCGCGCCCTGGAGAGAGCGTGCGCACGCCTGGATAGGACCGAGGCCAGCGGCTTCACCGGGTACGTAGGTCAGTCGCAGGTGGCGAAGGTCGGCGGGCTGGTAGGTGCGTTCGTTCCATTGGACGGTGCGCGCGCCCGTCGCGCGGTCCAGGACGGGCACGCACTCGGTGGGGTTCAGGACGCGAAGGCTAATAACGCGGCCGTCTCGGTTCCGTCCGATGAGCCAGTAGGCGTTGCCGCGCATGGCGAGGGATGCGATGGTTTCGGCGATGAGGGCGGTCACGGTCAGGTCAGGGCCGGGGGTCGTGACGATGGTGGGTAGGTCCTTACCCTCAAGCTGGGTTCCGTCGCGCCATGCGTCGAGGCTGATTTGCTTGCCGGCGGCCTGGAGTACTGTCACGGCACGGTATACCGAGTCGATGGCGAGCGCGCCGCGCTCGGTGATTTCGGCGGCGGCGTGGCGAGGGGGCGGGACGACGCCGGGAAGGACCGGCGCGCCCGCCTCGTCTCGGTGGAAGCCAAACAGTGACGCGAGGGATGCCATGCGGATAGCTTGAGCTTGAGGTGATTCGCTCAGGGCTGTGAGTGTCGCCACTGGTAGGAACGAAGGGCGCGGCGCGCGTGATTCTGGCCTGGGTGGCACCGTCGCTCGTGGTCGGCGATTTCACCGAGGGCGCGCTCGTGGGACGAGGCGGGAGACCCGCGCCAACCACATTCACACAGTGGGAGGAACGAGCAAGACGATGCGTCAACATGCGTAAACACGGACGGGAGCCCTTTCAGTAGATTTGGATTCCGGGCCGGGGTTGGCAAGCGGCCCATACGGCGGCGGCGGCGGCTCGGAGCGCGTCGATAGGCCGGGGCGATTTCGGCGCGTCGAACGCTTCTACACCGGACAGGCGGCGCAGGACGGCGGCGGCGAGCGCGTCGGTGAGTTCCTGGTTACCGTCGTGGACGAGGCGGCCAGCCTTGGCGCGGTCGAGGAGCAGCTGGCACGCCGTTGCGTACTCGCGGGTTCCAAGCGCCGCGATGGGATGTCCGTCGTTTTCGAGGTCGGCGGCAAGGGTGCGGGTAGGACCGGCGGGGTCGCATCCGATCCACTGGTAACCGGCGGCCTGGAGGTCGGTCAGGGCGCGCGGTACCCAGTCGGTGCCGGGGCCGGACGCGACGATAGCTAGGCATACGTCGCCGTCGTCGTCTAGCCAGGCGGCGGCGATGGACGCGCCGGATCGGTCGGCCGCGAGGTCTACACCGAGGCAGACGCGCGAGGGGTCAGGGGCGGCCGCAATAGCGTCGAGGTCCTGGAGGTCCGACCACATCGTCATGTCGATAATGGTTTCGTCGGTGGCGGTTTCGAGGTTCAGGATTGACCGACGCCACGCGGTGAGGCTATCGCTCTTGAGGGCGCGGATTTTATCGGCCGTCTGAGTGTGACCAATGGCAGGATGAAAGCTCAGCGTCTCGTCACTGTAGGGATCTTTTTCGGCGGCGGCCTCGTCGGCGGACCACTCGAAAAAGCACATGCGCGCGTTTGGGTTATTAACCTCTTGGCGGCCCTGTCGAATCAGCTCGTTCAGGTACGCGGACCGATCCGTACCCTTCGTGCTCACGATCCATAGCTGTGAGTCTTGGATAGTGAGCTGGGTGGGATTGATTGCCGTTTCGAGTGCCAAGCCGGATTCGGCGTCAAACGCCCAGGCTTCATCAACAGTGACCAAATGCAATGAATCGCCATGAATGGACTTAGGCGTCGGCGCAAACGGCGAGATAAACGAACCGCGTTTCAGGTACTCGGTGCGCTCTGATCCCTGGGATGCGTACACCCTGAAATAGCCGGGTTTTTTTTCAGCACCTAGCGCCTTATTGAGCTGTTTCCACCTCTTCCTAGCGTCTTTGCCGGTCTGCGCAGTCATCAGGATTTCGTGGTTGTTGTAGGCCAGGAGCCGGTCGGCCATGACGGCGCGAAGTAGAAAGCTCTTGCCAGCCTGTCGAGGAACGGTCACAACCACGACGGGGTACCGCCAAGCACCGGGGTCGTTCGGGTCGAGTTCCAACGCCACGTCGGCCACTTGACGCTGCCACGGCATGAGCGAGCCACCGAGGTATGCGGCCACGGCCGCGATGCGAGCACCGAACGTCGGATTGTTCGGGTTTCGCCTCGTCCCGTACTTCGGTTCGCCGGTCATGATGCATTCAGGGCGTCGCGGGTGAGTTCGGCAAGGGCCGCGTCTAGCGCGTCCATCTCTCGGTCGGTCCCTTCGGCGGGGCGCGGGAGCGAGTCGAGGGATTCAAGCACGTTCTTGAGGACGTTGGAGGTCGCGACGCTGGGTGTGCCGCCGTTGAGGCTTCGGTCGAGGGCGGCGGCGGCTTTGGTGAGCGCGGCGCGCTTTGCCTTCTCGATTGGGCCGAGGACGCCCTTGGCGTCGAGGTCTGCGAAGGCTTCGCGCACGGCGTCTTCGATCTCCCCCGTTGGGGGCGGCTCCACCTGGAACAGTTCGTTGGTCATTTCTCGCATGGTGTGGGTTTCCGGTCTTGTTTCGGGCCGGTTCGGGCCGGTTTATCTGGGCGTCGGGGGGATAAGGAAGAGGGGGGCGGGGACTGCCTGGGGGTCGCTCCAAAAACGGGATTAGGTCGGCGCGGTGATGCCTGGCCAGGCTCCCGATCCGGACCAGGCGCGGCGAGGCCTTACCGCACTGGCGGGCCGGTCTTGGCGACTTGTATTGCAGTGATGATGGGCTGGTCGTAGGTTGTCGATGTTGTCGCCGCCGCCTTTCGACCTCGGTATCACATGGTCAACGGACAGACCGAGGGGTGAGGACCGAGGAGCGGTCAGGTCGATTGGCTTACCGCATAGCCAGCACACGGAGCCGTAACGCGCGAGCACCTGGTTAGCGAGACGGCGGACCTTTGATCCGGACCAGTCACTCACGGGCCTGGTCCTTAGCGGTGGGCAGGGGCGGGGGTGGGTAACTTGCGGCTATCTCGTCGCGCATAGCGCGGGCGAGGGCGGCGACCTGGAGCGCCATACCGGCAAGCTTGAATTGCGGTGATGACATGCTGTAGGGGTGAGCGCCGTTCAGTTGCTCGTGTGCGCGCATCGCGGCGGCTTCGATATCGACTGCGATGTCAGCGACGACGGCGCGAGAGTCAGGGCGCAGGGTCGGTCGCTTAGGCATTGATGAGTTCCTTAGCCTTGTCGTCGGTGAGGTTGAGGCGCGCCCACTGGTAGGGCTTCGCATCTGGATAGGTGGCCTTCATGTAGGCCACATAGGCCGGGGGCCAGGCGTCCCCCGTTGCCCCGCGCTGCGCTTGCTTGTCCTCTTTGCGCCGCCGCTCTGCGGCGGCTTTCTCTGCTTCCATCACGCTCTGCTGTCGCATGATGGCTTCGTACTTGCAGCGGTTGCAGCGGTCAGACGAGGCGTTGCCGTGAGCGCACTCGGTAGCTAGGTAGGTCATGTAGGACGGGCTGTAGTTCGTCACGTCGAGGGCCTTTCGATTAGTCGTTGTCGTCGGAATAGGTGAGCCACCGGAAGGGTGAGGGGCTGCCTTGGCGGCCCCCTCTTCCTGTAAGGAGGGAAGGGGCGTCGCCATGTCCACATGGGCATCAAGCGCGCGCGGGCGGGCTGTGTTTCGGCGAAGTCGGTACATCTGGATGCGGGCGCGAGTCGCGGCGTTGCGGCGGCGGTCCTCAGCGTCGGACGCGCGGCGGAATGCCAACGTCCAGTCCACGAGCGTGTGTTTCACAACCTTGATGACGCCCACGGTCGGCGCGCCCATACGGATGCCGCCCCGGTGCCATTCGATGATGCCCGCGTCCTCAAGCCACTGGAGACAACGCGACGTGTGGCGAAGGGAGTAGCCCGCGCGCTTGGCGAGTTGGCGGGCCGTGGTCTGCACGACGGCCGCGAGGTCGGCGCGCGTGTCGTGCGCGAGGATGGCGAGGGTATCGAGGACCGCCCTTGATGCGGCAAACTCACGGCCTCGGAGCGGTCCCCAACCGACGCGGGACAGGGCGGCGAGAATCGAGGTGAGGGACATGCCAGCGTTGAGGACGCCGCGCGCCTTGGGCGCGGGCACACGCGCCGGATTGGCGGCGGCGATAAAGTCGGCGCGGTCCTGCTCGGTCCAGACGGCGGCGGTACTCATGATTGCGTTTCGACCATGTACCGGATCGCCACGGTCACATAGCAATGCAAAAGCTTGATCTTCTGCGCCCGATCCTTCGGTCGCATCCGCTTAGCGCCGGTGACCTGCATTTTTGCGGCGTCCTCGGCGAGCTGGAGGGTCAGAGATTGAGACTTGCGCAGGAGCGACCGCACGATGGCGGCGTCCGGTCCGGTAATCACTGCTGGCTCCCATTCGCATCATGACGATAAAGCCACACGCCGAACGCGGCAAACGTCGCAAGAGCAGAAGCAATTGATGCGCGAGGCCACGCGCCGATAGCGCATAACGCAATTGTCACAACATAGGTGACCAACATGGCAATTGCTGCCAGGAACTGAATCCAGTCGATGCGGTAACTCATGAGTGGGCCTCCCAAGGGGCAGTAGAAGTAACGGAGACCGGCACGCCAACAGCGGCGAGCCGATCAATGTCATCGAGCGACCAGCGGATTCGCCCCTGGAGGCGCGCGGATACCTGAGATTGACTGATGCCTAGTGCGCGGCCAAGAGCGGCTTGCGTCGTGTGAGATGCGTCCATATAACGACGGACCTCATTACTGACTAGAGAGTGACTCAATGACATTCCCATAGGTTTAATGCTTTTTGCATTAGATAGCAAGCTGGATGATCAATGATCTGAATGTTTGAACCTGGTCATTTATTGGCTTATCCACTACCCTAGTGGCATGAGCACCGCACAGACTCTTAGCATCCTTCGATCCACTGGAGATATCGTTGCTGGCAACATTCGCGCCGAAGCAGCGCGCCAGGGATATAGTCAAAGCGCGCTAGGGCGCGCACTTGGCATGTCTCAGAATCAGATCACGACACGTTGGCGTGGCGTGCATAAGTGGCAGTTAGACGAGCTTGACACCGTTGCCCAAGTACTCAATGTTCCTGTCTCATGGCTCGTCACTGAGCCGGAAACGCAGAACCCCCACCGGTGGATCGCACCGAGGGGGGCCGCTGCGCGCCCGAAGGGA